CCCCGCCCCGGAGGGGTTAACCGGGGGGCCATTGCTAGGCTCCCTCACACGCATCTGACGTGACAGCCGACACCACCCACGACACGCGACATCCCACCCCGAAAAATTTTTGCGAGAAGTGCCTAACAATCAAGTTCGCGAGAAGTGCCTAACAATCAAGTTTGCGAAAAAGTGGCGCGACTTATTCGCAAACTTACTGCCTACACTACCGCGACATCCCCGCCTTGAAAATTTTTTATTTCCCGCGCAGTATGCGGCTGCACCATTGGAGGATAGAGGATGAGGCCAGATCAACTGACGGCTGACGACCTGTGGGACATACTGGGCGAGTATGCGTACGAGGTGGGCGAGGCTAACGGCGTACTTTTTTCAGACAACGAGTGGGTCCGGCTGGCGTGGGCGAGACACCAAGACGCGCGCGGGAGCGACGACAAGGAGGAGGCGGAGGCATGGCTGGCAGGGCGCTAAGGCGGAAGATATTTGCGGAGATCGCGGCGCGCGGCGGGGCGGAGTATCTGCAGGAGTACGTCGCCGAGGGCGGGACGGTGCTGGACTTGGCGGAGGAGTTGGGCTGCAGCCGGACCTACCTCAGTCGGCACCTCAACGCGGACGAGGGCTACAAGGCCGCCCTGGATGACGCCAGACGGGAGCACGCCGACAGGCTGGCCGACGAGGCGCTCAAGATCGCCGACAGCCTGGCGGACCCCGGCCTACCGCCAGCCACGCGCGACGGCATTGCCATAGCCAAGGAGAGGATCGACGTGCGGAAGTGGCTGGCGTCCGTCAACCACCCCGACCGCTATCAGCAGAATAAGAATGGCCCGGTGATCACGCTCAACATCAGCCAGCTGCATCTGGACGCCCTGCGCAAACACAACGCCACGCCCGGCGACGACGCGGTAACGATCCGCCCCGGCGGGTGGGAGGATGACGCGGATGAGTAGGGAAAACCCGTTCGAGGAGATGATTGCCCGCTACGGGACGACGGCCGAGGGGCCGGTGCTGTTCGTGCGGGAGATATTGGGCGCCGTGCCGGAGGTGTACCAGGAGGATCTCCTGCGCGCCGTCGGCTTCGGGGAGCGCAAGATCAGCGTCCGCAGCGGACACGGCACGGGGAAGTCGACGGCCCTCAGCTGGGCCATGCTGTGGTACACGCTCTTCCGCTTTCCGAATAAGGTCGTCGTGACGGCGCCCACAAGCTCCCAGCTGTATGACGCACTATTTGCGGAACTAAAGCGCTGGATAGGCGAGCTGCCGCCCGCGCTGCGCGTGCTGCTGGAGGTGAAGACGGACCGCGTGGAGCTAGTGGCGGCGCCGTCCGAGGCGTTTATTTCGGCCAGAACATCCAGAGCGGAGCAGCCGGAGGCGCTGGCGGGCGTCCACTCAGATAATGTTCTGCTGGTGGTGGACGAGGCGAGCGGCGTGCCGGAGCAGGTCTTCGAGGCGGCATCCGGCTCGATGTCGGGCCACAGCGCGACGACGATCCTGGCGGGCAACCCGACGCGATCGACGGGGACTTTTTTTGAGACGCACACGCGCCTGGCGGACCACTGGTACACGCTACACTGGAGTTGCATCGACAGCCCGCGCGTGAGCGAGGCGTTTGTTGAGGAGATGAAGACGCGCTACGGCGAGGACAGCAACGCCTACCGCATCCGCGTCCTGGGTGAGTTTCCGCTGGGGGATGACGACACGATCATACCCCTCCACCTGGCGGAGGCGGCCAGGATGCGGGACGTGACACCCTCGGAGACGACGCGGCCGATCTGGGGGCTGGACGTCGCGCGCTTCGGGAGCGACAGGACTGTCCTGGCGAAGCGGCGCGGGCCGGTGATCAACGGCGTAGAGGCGTGGAAGGGGCTGGATCTGATGGCCACGGTCGGCCGCGTGAAGGCGCAGTACGACGGCCTGATACCCAGCGAAAGGCCGAGCGAGATACTGGTGGACGTCATCGGCCTGGGGGCGGGCGTGCATGACCGCCTGTCGGAGTTGGGCCTGCCGAGCCGCGCCGTGAACGTCAGCGAGGCGCCCGCCCTCGGGGGGACGTACAACAATCTGCGGACGGAGTTGGTCTTTCGCGTGAGGGGCTGGCTGGAGCAGCGGGGGTCAAGACTGCCGGACAATGCGGAACTTATTGCCGAAATGACGAGCATACGGTATTCTTTCAGCAGCAACGGCAGGATGAAGGCGGAGGGCAAGGACGACATGCGCAGGCGCGGGCTGAAATCACCCGACTTGGCGGACGCCGTCTTCCTGACGTTTGCCGGGGACGCGGCGACATCCCTGGGCGCGCCCGGCGCGGCGTGGTCCGAGCCGATCAGACGTAAGTTAAAGGGGATCGCCTGATGGGCATACTGACAACTTTGGACGCCATACTGGGCGTGACGGACGACGCCGCAAAGGCGGCCGCTAAGGCCAGTAAGGCCAGTAAGGCCGCCAAGGCGGCCGCTAAGACGGCCAAAAAAGTCAAGACACCCAAGGCGGCGACAAAGCTGAAGGCTGCCAAGAAGGCCGCCGGGGCCGTCGCGGACGTCGCCACGGGGGGCGTAAAGAAGGCCAGCCGCCTCTCTGCTGGCGCGCCGACGCCAAGGGGAGTGCCTAAAGTGAAGGCGCCCATCGGGGACGACGAGATCGAACTGATCTTGAACGAGGCTGGCCTGACGAGATCCGATCTCGCCAGGGATTACCCTAAACTAGGGACGCCTATACCGGCGGTGGATAAAAAGAGCGGCACTCCGTATCTGTCCAGAAACGCCGGCGTCGAAGGAGACGCCGTCGCCAAAGTACGCGCTAGACTTAACGACGAGATTAAGGCAGGCAATTACCCAAAATACTACGACGAGGCTGGCAGGTACGACGCCAACCCGGCAAACTACGACAGGCCAAACCTGACGCCCACGATCAAGCCTAAAAAGCAGGCCACGATCGACAAATACAAGGCAATATACGACGGCCCGGTTGCGCGAAAGCGGCTAGATGACGCCATCGCCTACGCCATAGACCAGCCTGACTCGCACGGCTTTTATAAGTTGGGTGAGGTCGAAAAAAACTTTATCGACAACCTTGGCCCGATTGAAGGCCCAAAAGCATTTCAGGAGCGCATCGCGGACGCGATGTCGGCAACGACGAGTGGAAACGACCCCACAGCAAACTGGCTCACGGCGGCATACGGCAATTTTAAGAAGGCACAAATGCAGGACGTGCCGTCAGCGACGTGGCCAAGGGCGGCGTATGAGGTGCCGTACCCGGTAAGCGGCAGACGGATGATGAGCAACATAGATATGTATGACCAAGTGCAGGGCGTCACGGGCGCACCTCGCGGGCAAGAGTGGCTGCCAAACCCAAAGCGGTACGACTTTTCGAGATCATTCCTAGGCTACACGGACAGCCCCGTAATTGACGAGCAGATGATGACGCTTCTCGACAGGACCGGGCCAGCCGTCCCCGCGAAGGGGGCTTACGGCATCGCGAGTGACGCCGTTTCTGACGCCGCCAAGCGGGCGAACCTTACCCCCATCGGCGGGCAGGAGGTCGGCTGGGCGGGCGCAAAACTATCTGACGGGGAACCTTTTATTTCCCACCTCAACAAGAGTATTTACCGCACAAGCCGACTGACGGGGCTGCCGATGGACGAAGTCGATCGGCTCATGCAGTTGGGCAAGATCCCGATGTACGGCATCGGCGGGGCGGCAGTCGCTGGCGGTTTGCTGGCCGATCCGCAGGCGGCGCAGGCGAGCCAGGCGAGCCAGGCGAATGAAATCGAGACATACCTAATGGGGATACGCCAGTGACACCAGCAGAGCGCCAGCAAAAAGAGGATGCATACGATCGCCTACGCGCGCTTTACGACGTGGAAGACATCCGCGGCGCGGAGATGGCGGAACTCTCGCGCCTGTGGAATGAACTCAGCCCCATCTGGGAGGCGGAGACGGTCATGGAGCCAGTCCCCGGCGTGGATGCACAGACGGGGGGAGCGATGGCGCTGGAGCCGCCACGCGGGGGCGCCACGGGAGACAACGACACACGCAAGCCAAACACCTTTGGTGACGTCGGCAGCACGTTCGGCAACGAGAACCTGGCCGCCGCGGGCTATCTGCTCCGTAACGCGTGGGGGCAGCCGGTGGATCAGGAGAGCATGATCCCCGCGCCCGTGCAGTGGCTGGGCAACGGCCTGAATAACATTGGCCTGAGTGGCCTACTCGCCCTCGGCGGCATGTATGAGAAGGGCGTCGGTTACGCGGCGGAACTATCCCCCGGCGGCACAAACACGGAGCGGCAACTGGCGAGAGACATCCTGGGCGGGTTGGAGGTGGCGGGCGTTGGCCCAGAGGCCAGGATGGTCAGCGTCGCCCTCGACAATTTAATGAGCAACGGGCTGCTGAAGTACGCCGCAGGTAGATCCCTGGACGACGTGGATACACTCCTGCAGCGGCGGCACACGGGGAAGATACCAGACTACGCCAGCCTGACGCATGAGATGCAGCCATATGGCGCCATCGCCACCAACGTAGACCCGGGCGCCGTCGGCGTGGACGCGAGGCGCATGCTGCCAAACGCGGCCGACATGACGCCCGACGCCCGCATGGCGTACTTTAATGACCCCGCATCCTCCTGGGTCAATAAAGACACCGGGGGCGACATGCTGTCCGAGATCGTGGGGGCGAAGACGCTGCCCACCATTCGCGGGCAGGGCGTCTACTACGGCCCGCAGGGGCTGGAGAATAACCCCATGTCAGTCGGCAGGAGCTACGCCACGCAGGAGCAGTTGAGGGTGACGGAGAGCTTGCGCGCCCTAGTAGATAATCAGGGGGCGACGCCCTGGACGCGACTGCGCGCGGGCGACAACCCGGCCGTGTACCTCCCCCATAACGGGGCGGCGGCGTCCGTGGACGACATCGCCCGCATCAAAACGGCCGGGTCAAAGTACGGCCTGGACGAGGTGTGGGACATCGGCGACGGCTACGTCGCGACGGGCTTTGACGATCCGCACGTCGGGCCGCTCGCGCGGCGCAGCCTCGGCAAGGCATCCGGCCGCACGCCCATGCGGACGACGATGGAGAGCGGATACCCCGGGTATGAGGGCGCGTGGGAGCAGGGGGGCGTGGCCGCCATCGATCGCTTCCTAGAAAACATTGACGGCGCCGACCCGGCGGCCATCAGCGCCCTGGACAACAGCCCCGAATTGGTAAAACTGGCGCAGGCGAAGGCGGCCCGCCTCACGGAGGCCGGGCGGCGTCTGGGCGGCGGCAACGCGACGGTGGAGGAGATACCGCGCGCGATCGGGCGTGGCCCCGGCTGGATCGATCGACTGCGCGCGACGTCGGAGTACACCCACGCGCGGGAGATCCCGCAGCAGTCACTGGCCAACATACCGACCGGCAGTCAGAGCCTGCCAGCGGCGCACTTTTCACCGACCCGCATCCGCGGCCTGATCGATCCCGCCAGAGCGGGCGACAACGACGCCCTATTTGGCGCGGAGCGCGGCCTGCCAGACCCCAACCCGCAGCAGTCCTACTTCGGCCTGGATGTAGGCCAGCCGGGCGGATACACGCCAGAAAACGGCGTCGGTAAGTGGCGGCACGACGTTACACTCCCACAGGATAGAATGCTGGACATCACGACGGGCGACTGGGGGAGCGTGGCGACAGAGGCGGACGCCGTCGTCGCGCGCGTAGTGGCCGACAGCGCCAGCCGCGGCATGCCTATGACGGAGACGGCGATACAGAACCTGCGGGAGGCGTACCTCATGCGGATCGCCCAGATGCAGGGGTATGAGGGACTGATCAATCGCAACGCGCCCGCGGGGGCCATTGCGACAATGTTTAACGGCGTCCCCGTGAAAAAGGCGCCAGTCAACACAGCACGCGGGCTGCTTTCTGCCCCCACAGGAGGCGCACGATGATAGCAACATACGCAGAACTGCAGGCGGCCATCGCCGACACGCTCAACCGGGACGATCTCACGGCCGAGATCCCCACCTTCATCCGCCTGGCGGAGAGCCGCATCGATCGCGACATCCGGCACTGGCGGCAGGAGAGGCGCGCGTCGGTGACGCTCGACGAGCAGTACAACGACATCCTGCCGACCGACTTCCTGCAGCCGATCCGGCTCCAGGTGACGGACGCCCCCACCAGCGAGGTGTCCCTGATGAGCATGTCGCAGATGATGCAGCGGCGGGAGGTGGCGTCAGACGTTACGGGCCGCCCGTCCGACTACTGCCTCACGGGCGGCGAGATTGAGGTCTACCCCACGCCGTCGGCGACCTTTGAGGCATCGCTGGTGTACTATGGCCGCATTGCGGCCCTGTCCGGCACCAACACGACTAACTGGCTGCTGAGTGAGGCTCCCGATGTTTACCTGTACGGGGCGTTGGTGCATACTGCGCCCTACCTGAAAGACGACGCCCGGATGCAGGTCTGGGAGGCATTCTTCAAGCTGGGGATCGACACTCTGAACGGCACGTCCGACGACGCCAAGTTCGGCGGCACCGGGCTGGTGATGAAAACAAGGAGGCGCGCATGACTGCCCTATCAATTACGCTGCCCACGGT